ATTTAAGAGAACAAGGTCATGCAATTATAACAAAAAATGTTACTCGTAATGGTAAAACTTTTGCCGAGTACTCACTGATGGAGTAATCATGGATAAACCTGACAAAGAATACTTCAATATTAGTGATAAGCAAATCGCTGAAATGGAGGATGGTGTTGATATAGATAAAATGAGAGCCTTTGATAAACATAACGAAGATATTGAAACAATGGAACTCACTAAATTTGCACTAAAAAATTATATCAAACGATTCGGTAAAGAAAGTAACATCTACGATAAATGTAAAGAATTGATTGTAGAACTTGATAATAATATCGAGCATACCGAAAACTATAAGGATATGTTATGACATTAGATCAAGCTATTAAAATACAATCTACTATTGATGGCAAAGTTATAGCGATTGATACTGTAGAATTTTTAGATCAAACATATTACTCTAAAACTAAAGAACAATGGATTAGATATGGCGATATGCACTTAGATCATTTTTTTAGAGTCTTTCAAAATGAATTGGAATATAAAGAAGATGTTATTAATGAATCTAATCATATTTCAAAGAGTGATATCAAATCTTTAATCAAAGAAGTTATGGAGGAAAATGATTGAACATTTTAAGAAGTTTGATGCCGAGGATGTTAAAAGTATTTTACCCTTGTCATTTAGTCAAATAACGGACTTCGCTTTCAATAGAGAGCGATGGGCATTACGCAGAATATTTGGGTATGAGTTCCCATCTTCTGCCGCAGCAGAACGAGGCAAAGCAGTTGAATCTGGTTTAAACATGATATTAAATGGATTAGATCATTCTACTGCTAAAGTAAAAATGCATGAGGAGTTTGATGCTAATGTCAAAAGATTTAACGATCCTAAAACTTTAGATGAAAGAGAAAAATTGAATGATCTTTTAGATAGAGGTGTTCAAGCATTTAAAGATAATGCGTTGACGTGGAATCTTACAGGATATCAAGAAAAGATTGAGATTGATATTTTGGGCATACCTTTGATTGGTTATACTGACTTCAAATTTGAAGATAAAAATACAAAAGAAGATTTTTATATTGATTTGAAAACAACAGGCAGAAAACCAACAGGAGTATCAATGTCCCATGCTATGCAACAATCTATTTATCATAAAGGCACAAATGCTACTCAGAAACTGTGGTATTTAGTTGGTAAAAAAGTTGGTGCTGATTTCTATGATTTTAGCATTGATGACTATAATACACCATTCAAAGTATGTGAGCAGATAGTATGTGCTATGGGAAACTACCTTAAATCAGTAGATACTCTTGATGATGTTAAAAATACATTAGTTCCAAACCCAGATGATTGGATTTGGCGAGAAGAGGCTCTTGTAAAGGCAAGAAAAGAAGTTTGGGGGTATTAGGTACCTTTTACCCTTAAAAGTGTCTGAGAGGCTCTATATGAGCCTTTCTGCACTATCTTTTTAGAGTATTTAGTCCTATTTTTCCTACGACCACGTTTTATAGGTCTTTTATCAATTAATTCAGATATTGTCGCAGTAGTTGTAAATCCAGAACTCATTTACCTACTGATCTCATAGCACGATTATGTGCTTGTCCAAAAGTGGCACCTTTTTTCATTGCTCTAGCCATTGAACGCATGTGTTTCAATGAATGATGTTTTGCGTGTTTGTTCATTGTTTTTTTTTGTCTCGGTTTTAAACCTTTTACAATGTTTTTAATAGATGCCACTTTTACCATGATTTATCTTCTTTTCTTTTTTTTCTTAGACATTTTTGACATTTTAGATTTTTTACCTTTCTTCATGCCACCATGTCCTTTGCCACCATAATGTCTAGGCATAGTTCCTCCTTAATGTAATATCCAATTATGTGCCGCAACAACTACTGCTACTGCAATCACTATCTGCACCCACGATTTTAATTCTGTAAATGCATGCCACCATTTAGTAATTTTCTGTTCTACAAATTTTCTAGCCATAAATTACTCCTTTCATTTGTCGGTGTTTATTTTCTTCATTTTCTCGAACGATCTGATTCCCGACATGCCAAGTAAAGCCATGACAAGAGGCATCAGAGTGCCCATATCCATCTGTGGTATTCCTGTGACTTCATACTGAAACAACCCACAAATAAATAAGATAAATTTACTTAATACATATTCCCAAAATATTGCTAATGCACAACTCATACCAATCAATGGTCGCCAAGCACGTTGTAAAAATCCACTTATACCACCAGCTTTGCTTGAAGCATCTGCCAAGTTTATAGACATTTGCTTTTCTTTGAGTTTTGCTTCTATTTCAGCAAATCTATTTTTTAATTGTAATTTTTCTTCTTCACTCGTATGTAAATCATCAATAACATTGGCTACTGCTTTAACAGTACCACCACTTAATAATTTTCCTAAAACCATGTGAACTCCTATTTAAACGTCAACAGTAATACTTTTTTGCATTTTAGCAATAATTCTATTTGCTCTGTTAGTTGTTTGATTATACCATCTTGAGTCTTTCATCTCGACCATCGCACCAGCATAATCTTTATTTTTTAAACATTCTTTAAATTTAACAAACTTTTGTAAACGAGGTAATCCAAGTTGAAACACCATGTGAGCAACACATTCTTTGGCATTATTATCAATATCCATTCCCTCTGTAAAAGTTTCCATATCTTTTAATGCAATATTAAAATCTTTCATAAATAACTCTATTCCTCGTTCCTGAGTAATAGGTTGCATTAATTCTTCTTTTTCATCATCACGAATCAAATGCCCAGCACCGATTGTCCAATATCCTAAATGATCTTGATATGGTTTAAGTATTAAACCACCCTCTTCTCTGATTATATCTTCTCTTAATGTTTCTAAATCCATTATTGTACCATCCTTAATATCCATGAAATAAATTGAGTTGCCACCATGAATCCTATTGTCCATAAAATATAATTAAGTTTTTTCACTTCTTTTTGTAAGTGGTAAATGTGATTTGTTTCTAATAGCTCAATCTTGTTATAGATATTTACTATATGTTCTTTAGTTGTTTTAGGTGTTATTTTGCTCATATTACATTTACCCTAATATCTCTACATTCAAACTTAATTACTATCTTTTTTTCTTCTATATAATCTTTATCTAATTCTTCTAACTCAGTTAAATTCTTATATCTATTATATGCTAATTTATAACCAGCTTCAACACAATCATTATGCGTTTCAAATTGTAAACCAGTTATACTACTAGTAGGACAAGTCCCGGTAACCATACTACAAACATAAACTATTAATATAAATTTCATTTCATACTAAGTGGATTTTCTAATGCTTTTTTAATTTGTTTAGTTACTTTATCTTCAAGTTCTGACATATCATTTTTAATTTCATCAATAGCTTCTTTTAAATCTTTTGCATTTTCTCTGCTATCCTCTTTGACTCTTTGTTCTACATCTTCAACAATAGTTTCAATACGTCTAACATCTGCTTTTAAATCGTTTTTAAGTTCTTTAGCAACATCTGCTACCAAAGCAACTTCATCTAGTATTATTGTTATTTCTGATTGTAACATATTAAATTCAGTTTCAAGCACTTCTAATTTTTTATCAAAACCACTTAAATCTGGGGAAACAAAAGAATTTATTTTTGCCTCCATATCAAGATACCTTTGATAAGCCTCAAACCCACCCCACAATACACCTATAAAAGAACTCAAAATAGTGATTATGAGAAAAACCCTACCTCCCTTAAATTTAATACCACCTATGTCAATCTCTGTTTGTTGTTTAGCCATTACTTTCCTTGTCCTCTATACTTTTTTGAAAAACCACGTCTTGTATCTTTATTCATTTTTGCTTTACTTGGTTTGCGACCAATACTTGTTTTGTGATAAACAGGTTCGTGTGCTTCATAATTTTTAAATTTTTTTGCCATTATTCTAATATTAATTTATTTATATGCTTACTGCCTAATTTATCTACCTCTATTTCAGCCATCGACTTAATACATTGATACTCAACTGAACTACCAACATTACGAGAAGCAATCCTTTTACCTTTTAAACAATCACTCATTGATTCTTGTATTCTGTGTTCTTTGATTTCTCCTTGAACAATCATAAGTAAGGCTATCACAACTTCAGTTAATTTTTCCATTTTCTCTCACTTTATCTTTGAGCTTTTCAATATCTTTTAAAGCTGATTCTAGTAAAGATTTATTAAACTCTATATTTACTTTGTTAGTCATGTTTTGCTCTTGATTCTCAATTAATTTTTCAACATCAGAAAAAAGTGATTCAAGTAACATAAACTGTTCCTGATCTACTGGTTTTTGATCACTAGCTTTAAGTAAATCAGCTTGCATTAATTCTCTTGATGTTTCCAAACTTGTTAATCTTCCTGTAAGTTCTGTATATGCAAACACCCCAGCTACTACCCCAGCTATGATCATTAACATATTACGTATAGGCATGCTTACTGATGTATTTTCACTAATTTTCATACTGACTTTCTATAATTTCATTCATTAAACCATCACTACCAGCAAATAAAAAATAACTTGCTATATCATTATCAGAAATCACTGCATCTGGCAAAGTTGTATCTGTAAAGAAATCTACCCTATCATTTAACTGTTGTTGACTATCAAAAAATGTCTTACTATCTGCAAGAACTTGCATAACAACAAGTGTTTTTAATTGAGAGGAAGAATCATATTTTTGCTTATCATTAATTTTTTTCATAACTTTTTTTGCTGCTTTTTCTTTAGATGATTGTTTTTTCGATACTGTCTTGGATTGTTCGTTTTTGTCTTTCGATTCTTGTTGCTCTCCTTGCTTTTCTTCTGACTGCTTTTCAGCTAATTTGGATTCTGATTCGATATCTTCCTCGTTTGATTTATCGTTGGTTTCTGTTGTTGCTTCCTCGTTTTCTTCTTCGTTGGTTTCTGAGGCATCAGGTGAGGATTCTGTTTTTTCTGCTTGGTTTGTTTCTTGTGGTTTTTCTGTTGACGTTTGGTTATCTACTTCTGAATCTACCTCAAGTTCCAACTCCATTTCTATTTCTTGCTCAACATCTACAACATTTACTTCAAGAGTTTCTGAATCTGATACATCAAGACTAGCAACTTGTATTTCTTCTATTTCTATTTCAGCTATCTCAATCTCAATACTTTCATAAGTGATTTCTTCTGTTTCAATAGGCTCTAACTCCATACCAACATCTGATTCAACAGGAATATTAGTTTCAAAAATATCTTCAACAACATCTATTACTTCCTCTGGTGCATCTGGTTGTAAAGCAATAAACTGCTCAACACTTGTAATAGTTTCTTGAACTATTGTATTGACTACATTGTATAAGACGTTGATCGTTACATCATCAAACATAGGACCAACTGCTAAATTTATATCTCGCCCACCCACCTCGACTATAATGGTAGTTAAACTACCCCCAAAATCAAAACCACCTTGGTAGCTTTGAAATCCACTGTTAGTACCACTCGCACTTAAAATATCAGTACCACTAAATACATTTGTTTGTCCATTTTTTCCTGTAATATGCATATAGATTGAATCTTGTGCATCTTGTTTTTCTACTTTGATTGAGTAGTTGGTTCTTCCACCTTTATCAAAACTTAAATTTGAAATATCAATAATATTTACAAAGGTAGTTCCCATTCCATCTACTCCCATGTTACTTGTGTTATTCCCTGATCCTGTAATCATAGCACATTTATCAGTTCCTAATTGACCACAAGAACTGCCACTTGGCATTGTTGCAGGACCCTGTCCTCCCCAATCAATGTCCATATCGCCCTCTTTGGAACTTACGACATAATCGTTATCGCCATCTAATAAATTATCTGAATCTTCATTAGATACTGTTGTTGTAGTTGTAGTAGTAGTTGTTTCAGTAGTTATAGTATATCCATTTGATTCATATTCTATTGTTTCAATAGAACTTTCCTCAATGATTTGTTCTATAGTAGGAGTGCATAATCCGACTGTATCAGTTGTACAATCAACTGCTTGACTATAAAAGGGGAACCAACATAAAAGTAGCAATAGTGAAAAAAACTTTCCAACCATTAGAACTCCCTTCATCTTCAATTAATAATTTTTCTTTTTCTTCAATACTCTTAAAAACTAAACTTCCAGTTGGAACATCTTCTTGATTTTGTAGCCAACCATTTTTTGCATCTATACCAATGGCTGAATCGTATGGGCAATAAGTTCCAGCATTCCACATTGCATCAAAGACTCGGTAATCTGCACACAAGGTAGAGATTGCTGCAACTTTCATGCCCATTGCGTATAACGATCGAGAGAGTTTTAAACGTTCGCAATTTTCGTCACGCACAGTTACACCTGAACTTATACCGAGTATTTGAGTTTGAACTGCACCAGCTACTGCTGTTTTGCATATATCAGAATTGTTAACGACTACTGATGGTGCGTTTGCAGTTGGTGGTGTATTGTTAGTGACGACTGTTGATGAAACTGTATTTGTATCTGCCCCAAGAGCAGAGTTCATTAAACCATTAAGAAACCAAAATAATAATGCCGCGAGTATCGTTCCAATTATTAATCCATTCCTCATATTTACTCTTATGTTTTTACTGTTTCTAAATTAATTTTTTTTTCTAATAAATCTTCATATATTTTATTAGATTCATCAATCAAATCAGTAAAATTATTTTTTAATAAATCTAATTTAATTTTTTCTGTTTTAGTTTTTTCTTCAATAATATCATGTTTATTTATAGGAACAACATGGAACTCTTTTAAATTATAAGATGAAAAAGATTTTATAAGTTTATCAATATCTACATTTTCAAAATTTATATTTAATTTTGTAGCAATATTTTCTACTACTTTCATTGGCTTGGTTATAATGTCCTCAAAAGAATAAATATGTATTTTTTCTTTATTTTTTAAAACAGAATCAAGAAACATTTTGTAACTTTTAATAAGTTGTTCAATTTTAAAATCAGGTTGAATTATAATTTGAGATGAAACACTATCTATTGGATTTCTTATACTTGTCATAAAAAAATTAAATTTATCTTTAGGAAAATTAAAAGATTCAGGATTATGTTTAAATTTATATCCCCAATATATAGTAGTATTAGGAAAAGCTTTTTTTAATAAACCTACTGCAAAATGATTACCTGACCGAAAAGTTGCGTCAAATAAAATAGATTTCATTTAATCGCCGTTATATGAATCTGCTAACTCTGGTTCTGGACTAACAAAAATATCTTTTACTGGATCGTATGTAAATCCTATTCCAGCATAAACTCCTCTAATATTATTATTATAAGAAGTTCTTTTACAAGTTTGACCTCTTAAATTACCATACCATGTTTCTGGGTCTAAACCCTCAATAGTTTCTGTTTCATCAACTCCTGTTATAACTTCTGTAACAATATTATTTTCATCTAAAAATGCGTAATGTGCCATTATGAAAAACTCACAGTCCCTGTTCCAGCAGTAATAGTTGTTATTTTATATCCACTTGATGAAGATGTTGAACCTGTTAGTCCAGCACCTAAAGTAATTGTTCTTTCATCATCATATTTAAGAACACAAATACCTGAACCACCGTAAACTTCTCCAGCACCTCCTGTATCTCCCTCTTTATTAGAACCTCCTCCACCACCACCAGTGTTGACTGTTCCAGCAAGTCCAAAAGCACCTCCTGTGTAGTTACCACCACCTCGACCTCCCCCACCAGAGCCTCCTGTTGAGTATTCCGAGCTATTAGTAGTTCTTGAACCACCACCACCTCCACCAGCTCTTGTTACTGATGAGCCTGTTATTGATGATGATGAACCATTTCCACCATTTCCACCTAAACCATCGCCTCTTACTTTAGCATTTTGACCAACGGCAGATGCACCACCTCCACCACCAGCTACTCTTCTGTTTAATGAATCTGTTGCACCAGTTCCTCCATTGTTACCTTGACCAGATGTGGCTGTACCACCTGATGATGTACCACTTATAGTACCAGCACCTCCTCCTCCAGAGCCACCGTTACCACCATTACCACTGTATGAACCATATCCACCACCATCAGATGTTATAGTTGCAAAAACTGAGTTACTTCCATTCGCTGCATGACCACCACCAGCACCTACTGTAACTGTATATTCTGTGCTTGTTTCAATTGAAAACCCTGATGCTGTTCTATAACCACCAGCACCTCCGCCACCACCATTTGCGTAGGAACGATTTGCTCCTCCTCCACCTCCAGCGACAACTAAATATTCTACATTAAATGCAATTTTTGTAAGTCCTCCAGAACCAAAACCTAAAATTTGATAGCCAAAACTCATATTTTAATTTTCTTAAGAATCGTTAGCCGCATCAGTAGTATAAAATAATTTAATACCTAATAATTTTGCATCTGCATTTAAATCATCTGCTGATACATCTCTTGAGATTTGAAAAAACACTTGTTCATCAGTACTAGGCGAACCAGCTATAGTTACTGCTCCACTTTCTGCTGTAACATCTAAATCATTTGCTGTTCCGCTATGTGATTTTGCTGAAGCCACAACTTGTGTTCCAAAGGCTGTATTACAAGAATCATTATCTGCAATAGCTACACCAGATAGTCCCCATGCTGTAGTTCCTGTATCCGTTGAATTAGCTGTAAAAAATGCTTGGAAAGTTACAGTTCCCTCGTTCCATGATTTAGGAAATGCTACTGCAAACTGTGCAAATTCATCTGAATCCTTATCAAAATCTAAAGTTTTTATTTCTGGACCATTTGATAATTCTGTTTGTGCTAAATCTGCACAACCATTAGTGCTATTAGGATACATAGCAACTGCTGGAATCCATATAGTTTCTTTACCAGCTATTTTTAATGCTGAACCGTTTCCTTGTAAAACTCCTGTACCTTTTGAAACTAAATTTAATCCAATATTTGTATCACCACCTGTTGCTGAAAGACTAGGATTATTTCCTGTAGAATTATTTGTTATCGTAAGTTCATTTACTGCACTTCCTGTTTCTACAAATTTCAATAATTCATTTGTACCATCACCAATAGAATTACCATTGACATCTAACATACCACCTAATTGTGGGGTAGTATCAGTTAATAAATCTGTTGCAGAATCAGAAAAGTTAATAGTATTTGCAGATGTATTTACTGTTGCAAAAGTAATATCATCTGTACCATCAAAAAATTTTATTTCTAGACTATTTGAACCAGAATTAGTCGTGTCTAACCAAAGTGTACCAACTGCCGCACCACTTGGTCTAGATGTTCCAGAGTGCATTGTGTTCAAAGCTGTAAGTGCATTATTCAAATCAGTTCTAAAACTTGGAAAAGACTGGTTCGCAATGTTCATGTCATGTTGTGCCATAATTTCTTATACTCCTTTTAAAATCCCTTTGCAATAAAATCAAATGTTCTTGAAACTGCTGAACCACTTGAATTTTTAAATGTTACATCAAAACCGTTAATAGTTTTGTTTTCTACCACAAAAAAATCTCCTGTAGCCATATTTTCTCCTGTAATACCTACAGCATAATTAACACTTTTATATGGATTTGTAAATGTAACACTTTTTGTTCCAGCACCAGATACAATATCATTGCCACTAAATATCCTATCTTCCATATCTACTGTAACTGTTACTTCTGATATTCTAGGTGTTGAAGCATTATCCCTTGAAATTAAAACTACTCTAAATTTAAAATATCTTGCAGTATATTCACCAATCACAAATGTTCTAAATGCAGTATATGTTGAGTTATCATCACTTGTTGCTATTTCAATATGGGCATTACAGTTCGTTGCAACATCACCATCAAAATTAGAAGGTGCAGAATCAAATAGACCTGACCTACTATCAAATAAGTTATCTGGATTATCTGATGTTTGCGTTAATGATGCTGTTATTCTAGCAGTATGTTTAGCACCTATATCAACTACATTTGCAAACTCATAATTTCCTGTAGATACAAAATCCGCATCTGCTAAACCTGAATCAAAAAATCTAACTGTTTCATCATCAAAATTTCCATTTGCAGCATCAAAAAGTTCTGAAGTTTCTAATTGAATAGCATTATCTGTTATAACTGTATCATTTTTTGTGCCTGAAAAAGATGGGTGTTCACTAACAGTAGTAATATTATTAAAATTTGTAACACTTGTTACATTAGATATTATCGCAGTAGCATTTGAACTAAAGTTTCCTAATTTATCTACAGCTTTGATAAGATATGTTCCAGCTCTAGCTGGTACTGATATTGATGTTGCTGGTCTTGATACTTTTTCAACTAATGCAACAGAGTTTTGCCAATCAGCAGTTCCATCTGTTTTTTCACTAAATCTTAAATTATAATATGCTAAATCTAAATCTGGTATTTGTTCCCAACCTAAATGAGCTTCTTGTTTAAGTATATTGCATGAAAAGTCAGTTACATCTGAGGGTGGGTCTATAGCTCCTACAATTTTTCTTTGTGCCGAAACATAGGTTGAAGAAGTGCCATTTGAATTGACAGCTTTTACTCTCACATCATAAGTTTGTTGATCAATAACATTGAGTACCCTATGTGTTAATCCACTTCCTTGTGCATAAATTATAAAATTAGAATCCGTACTTTTTTTATATTCTACTTGGTAATAATTAATAAATTTATCAGGGGAAGCTCCAATCGTAACATCTAAAGCTACAATTACAGTTCCATCATTGTATTCAATTAAAGTATCATTTAATGTTACACTTGCTGGTGGTTGAACACTAAATGGATTTGGTAAAGTAGTATCTGGTATAGTAGCTGGTGCTACTTGTGTTCCAAATGCGTAATAACTATCTTGATGTTCAGAGCATTGTAAAGTGATTGTATGATCAATATTTATAGTCATTCCTTGAACACGAAAAGGTTTAGCTGAGAAACTTGGTGTGGCATGAGTTACATTAACGATATCGCCAATGCTTAAATCTAAAGCTGTTGCATCAGTTTTAATATTAATATCTAAACTTGTTCTTGATCTTCTTAATATTATTTCTGCCATTTCTTGTGCTTGATGAGGATTTGTTATCATTGAAAAATCAAAGCGACCTTCAAGTAATAATCCACCATCAGCAGTTTTCATTGTTGCATGTTGATCTGCACTTGCTAATCCTGTTTCATCAACAGGGGGAAACTGTGCTGTATCGGATTGATAATTTTTATCTGGGTTAATAAAATTGACTATTACTCTATTATATCTTGAGTTTTTGTTTTTACTACTAACTTGTATTCCTCCAATAATATTATCTTCATCAAGTGTTATTGAAGCTGATCCTGAAGTTTCTACTAATATGTTATATTTGCCACCACTAAAATTTAAAAATGATCTAGTTCCTCTTACAAAATCTTTTACATTATCTATTGCCTTTTTTGATGTATCTACAATAGGGTGGCTATCCATCAAATCAATATCACTTGCACCACTATAAGGTGTTATATTTGTATCACAAACATCACCAGCTACTTGCCAATCTGCAAAGTTAGAATCAAAATAACTGTTTGCTATTCCCATTCCAAATCTATCATTTCTTAAATAATCTAATAATTGATAAATACCATTATCTGAATATTCCCAAGTTGTTGAATCATCTTTTCTATGACTACCACTTCCTCCTGTGACTGTACTATCTAAATTCGGATTATAAACTTTTCTGCCTTTTACTATAGCATTTACAGTTGGCAAAGAACCAAACGCATCAGCATTCCATTTAAATTTTAATGCTATGTAGGCAAGTCCTCTTAATCTGTGATTTGATGTCCATGATGATAAACCAGATAATAAACTTGAAGCACTCTGATCATCAGTACCATAATGTGGTTCTATAGTTATTAAACTTGCGGCACTTGAACCCTCAACATTTGGATCAGCTTTGAAAAAATTAGAATCAGAACTTGCAACACTTCTTTGAGTATTATTAGCTATATCACCATCAAATGTAACTTCATTATCATTAACAAATATTTTAGTTATGTCCTCAATCTCGCCCTCTGAAACTATTATAGCCATATACAAAAACTCGTTATCAGTTCCTGAAGTTTCTACAAAAATAACATTTCCTCCGACTTTCCTTGTCCCATAAACTATTGGTATGTGAGCATTTGCACTAAATTTATTAACTAGAACTCCTCTCGCATTTATATCCGAATTATTGTCACCAAAATCAGGTATTTCTGGAATAGGATTTAACCAACCAATGACATCTTCGACAATATCTACAATTACATCTACGACATCACCAACAAAATCAATAGCATCTTCAATAGGATTCCAACCACCCATTACATTAGCCTCCAGTTGCTACCCATATTTTCAAAACCTAATCTTTCAAATACAGGATCAATATCTAATTTAGAAGTTATTGATAATACTATTGGATTATCATCAGCAACTTTTTTAATCATTTCTACTAATTCTTTTACTAATTTATAATTTCTAAATTTTTCATGTATGTAAATCATTTGAATTATCATAATTTTTTGTTTACTAAACCAATATTCAGATTTGTTAAAAATACAACACCCCACCATTTTATCTCTGTCTAAATCTTTTATGCAAACAATTTTACCAATTTTTAAAAAGTTATTTAAATACTTATTTAATTTTACACTATCAACTTCTGGAAAATTACAATCTGTTAAATCTTTTTCTTTATAATCTTTTAATAAATCATGCAAATCACTTATATCTTTTTTTTTTGCTTGATATAAATGTATACTTGTCATTCTCTACCCCATTTAATATCTCTAACAGTAAGTGCAGCAAACTCCATACCTTTATCACCACTAAAAAATCTTTGTTGAGAATTATCAGTTGTTGTTCTACCACTCGTTTTACTAAAATTGCCCCAATGTGATGTTACTGTCATAATTAAATTTGCAGTACTAGTATTATCACTAATTTTATATTCATCTATATTTCCATAAAATAATAAAAAAGGGTCACTTATTAAAGCATTGTTATTATCTAAATATCCTCTGTAAATATATACATCAGCATTTATAATATTTTCACTCAAAGCTACAGATACATAAGTTTGATCAACTGCTGATAGACTAAGTGATAAAGAATTTTTTGTTGGTTGATTAGTTTCACTTACACCTGTGATGCTACGCAGATGACCATTTGATAAATAAGTTCTTGATGTTCCAGATACACTTGATGTTAAGTCAAATGATGCATTTGTTAAATATATCGGAGTTCCAAAACCTATTTCTACTAATACTACAGGATCAATTATGCCTGTAGCTAATTGTGTTTTTACCGAACTCGATAATCCTCTTGCCATTATAAACTTTCAATAACATCTATTTCATATTTAAATAATAAATTTCCATCTTTATCGTTTGAATTAGTTTCAAACTCTTGTGTATCGCTAGTCGAGTGAACTGTGATAGGAATTGATGAATATGTAACAACACTATTATCTGCTAATGCAGTTCTTAAAGGTGGCTCTATTGTTACTGTTTGAGAATGACTTGTAGCATCAACATCTTCAACAATCATGTAAACTTTGTCATGTGATGCAAACTTAATTAAATCACCAGCTCTAAAAAGTTTTTCAGCATCAGATGCACTTGGAGTATTGGCTGTCCAACCCATAGCAGAGTGATTCGTACAATAGTAGTAAAGAGTAGGTGCAGATGAGGCAACAGTTATTTGAGTAAATGCTCCAGCACTTCCTGGAGTTCCACTTGTAGTTACCCCAGTTGTATATTCGCTACCACCTCCATGCGTACCATTAGCTGTCGTGCTAAATCGTAAAGGGTGTCCAGAGTTTGAACTATCAGATTGATCAAATTTATATGTTCGTCCCTCAGATAAATTTAATGTAACATCTGCTGTTGCTGTAGAACCATTTATTGCAAATTTATTAGTTGAACCAGTGTTGTAGTAAGGGTGGTCACTAGGATTTCCACTTACTACTGTTACTGTTTTTGTTAATTCAGTTCCCCCTAGATTATCCATTGCTATAGTTGTGTCAGCCGCAGAATGAGACCCATTTACTAAAACAGTTCCTGTTTCAGTTCCTTGAGTATTAAAAGTAGATGGCAAAGTGATTGTAAAATTTTCTTTTCTACTTCTTTGTTTAACCATAAAAGCCATAATCGGTGCAAAATCTGATCTACTTAATGTTGGGTAAGATAATGTAAAACTAAATCTTTGTCCTTGTATTTGTCTTCTAAAAGTTTTGCCACTATCAGTTTCACTAAATAAAGTTTTTTGATTTGATTTAAAATTAATTGCCTCAAAGTTTGTATTTGGTAATGATCCACTCATATTAAATTACTGCCATCTTTCCTTTTTCATTTACTGCTGAATTAATTATATTTACTAAAACACCTCTACTATTTACTAATAATTCATTAAATCCTCTAGCATCAACAGTATTGATATTAAAGTTTACTGTTACAGGTTTGCCCATACTTAATTGATTATTTGGCACAACAGTTCCAGCTTGATCTGGTATAAATAATTCTGGACCAGCTTCACCAACTATTGATGGTTGACCAACTGCTGGACGTCCACCTTTTTCAAATCCTTTTATTTTATTTGCCAAACCTAAACCAAAAGCCAAAGTTCCTGCGGCAAGAGCAAAATTTAAAGGTGGTGGTGCAGAGGCTAAAGCACGTGTTGCTGCTGTGTACGCATTCATAAATGCTTCTTTGATTCTTTCCATTTTAAATAATGCACTAGCTTTTTTTATAGCTGAACTTACTGCGGCACCTACTAAAGCATTTACTATTTGTTTTATAATTACTCTTGCTAAATCTTCTATTTGCAATTTTCCTGTCATTACAAAATTTGAAAGAGCATCAGTAATATTCTTAAATGCGTTTTTACCTACTTGCTCAAAGTTTTTAGTTACATCAGAAGCATTTTTCATAGCTTCTTTAAATCCTTCTCTAAAACCTTCGTATGCTTTTTCTAACATACCTACTTCTTTTCTTTCCTTTATTAACTGATCTTGAGCTTCTATTTGTCTTAGTTTTCTTAAGTGAGCAAACTTGGCTAATTCTTCATCTGCTCTTTTTTCTTGTTCCATTAATTCATCAACTCTTTTTAAATAGTCAATCATGGATTGTTCCATGTGTCCTGTACCTATGATTACAGTATCTAAAGCACCTCGTAATTTTGAAATATCTATATCTTCAGCATTGAAAAATTTTTCAATCATTGCCGCAGTGCTTTCGGTTACTGCTCCAAAATCAATTAAATCTAATCCAAGTTTTTTTAATCCTACATTTATTGCATTTTTAATATCATCAAATAATGACCCTATTGCTACTATCAATAATTTTGCTTTACCACCTAACATTAAAAAACCAATAATACCCATGGCTCTCATCTCTGGAGGAAGAAAATTAATAAAAGAAAATAAATTTCTTACTGAATCTACAAAAAAATCAAATATAGGTCGCATCATGTCAAGGACTCTTGCAGTTCCGAGCATAATTTTTCTTAATGCAGTTACTAATGCCTCACTAAATGATTCTGCTGCTTTTTCTAATGAGCCAAAGTTTTTTTGTAAAATATTTTCTACTGCTATTAAATTAGATTTAAGGAAGTCAAATGCACCAGCTTCCATAGTTGCTTTTTTAAATAAGAATATTTTATCGCCAATCATTGATAAAACACCATCAAATGTTTTTGCTAAATCATCTGTTGCTTTACCGAACCTACCTCCAGGACCAAATACTCTTTCAAATGCTTCTGCTGTTTCTTCTGCTGTAACTGTAGCACCAGCTTTGAATCCTAATAAATCCCTAACACCTCTTTCTCTAAATAGATCAGCCGCACTGATACCAGCTGATAGTGATCTTTGTATTTGTTCTGAAGTAGTTCTAAAATCTAATCCTGTTACTGCAGCAACATTACCTGTTATCTCTAAAATTTTTGATAATTCGTTTGCATCTTTTGAAACGACTGCAAGTACACCAGCACCTTGTTGTATTTCATTTAGTGAGAATGGCACACGACTTGCAAATTTAGCCATTACGTCAAATGCTTTTGCACCCTCATCAACAGTGCCAAATAAAAATTTTAGTCTTACTTGTAATCTTTCTATATCTCTTGCAGTATTTACAAATGATCTTGCTACTATTCCACCACCTAATGCGGCGAAAGCAACTTTCAAATTAAATACAGAATTTTTTAGATTGTTTACTCCCTTAGTGGCAGTTTGCATTGCCATTCGGGTTTTATCTTTCGCGATAATATCTATATTTACTTTTTTAGTAGCCATTTATCTTTTCATCTTTGCAATTCGTTCTTGTCTTTCTCGCTCTTCATTTTGAAGATTAAAATATGCTAACCACATATTAAACTCTACGACCGACATTTGCAAGATTTCTGAAACTGTTTTGTGCAGTTTCTCGCCTAAAGCAAATATATTATGGAGTTCTACGTTATTTTTTAGTTTTTTTTTGCTTCAATGATATTGGTTTCTTGTGAACCCATTATCTTTGTTGCCACATCAGCAATAACATTTGTATCAGCTTTTGTCTTGAATGATAAAATATGACTAGCATTAAACATTTTATCGCCATCTTTAGTTAATGCTTTTTCAATAATAACATCAATCAAAACTATCAAATCAGTAGTAGTTGCACCTTTGAATATTTTTGCCTTTTCAGACATATTAAAAGGTTTACAATGTATAGCTTTATCGCCGACTAAACCCCATTCAGGAACTTCAATTACTTTTGTTTCTTGAGTATTAAAATGATCTCTAATACCTTCAAAATAATCTATTTTTTCATCAGCCATAAATTAAAATTATACTGTGCCGATAGTTAGACCACCTGTGCCTTGAACAGTAACAGTTCTTGTAGTTACTCCATCAAGTGTTACACCAACTGACATTCCTGTAACGATACCTGTACCAGATAATTTTTGTTCACCTGATCCAGAACCTTCTGGCATAAATTCAAAACTTAAACTAGAGCCTTGAACTAATGTACCTTGAGCAGTATCATCATCATCAAAATTCATATCAATAGATGCAGTAAATGTTCCTCTACCAACTACAAACGATTTCATAGAACTACCTAATGCAGTATCTTCTACAACGTCGTGTGTCGTATCAACAGTAAATCCAGTTGCTTTACCAATATTAGTTCCACCAACATGAACTACTGCGTCCTTACCATGATGTGTTGCCATATTTTACTCCTTTGTCTTTTTAATTTCTTTTATAATCTTTTCAGTTTCCTTTGCAACTGAAATATTTTTTTTGTTATCCATAGTTTGATAACCAAGTTTTTTATAATGTTCTACAAAATCTTGAGATACTGTTATCACACTATCGCCTTTTTTCATATTTACATCTTTTGCCATTATGCAGTCCCCCTTGTAAATTCATACATCACACGCACTGTTATTCTTACACCACCATAAGGGTATATTTGTCCCTCATCAGAATTTGCAGAAATAATTTGTGTATCTAATGCATTTCCATTTCTTGTTATATCATTATCAAGAGTTTCTTCAACTACTTCAATAATTTGATTCCTAACAGTATCAATATTAGTATCTGTGCCTTTACCGAAAGCTACTATCAAAAAATCAATAGTACCCATATATGTTCCAGAGCCTGTAGCACCTATAGAAGCTGGTTCTCTTGTTTCCTCACCTGATTGAATGAATGCGGCTGGGAACTGTGCATCTGATAATTCCTCAACTTCAAATGGTTCTCTTGTTAATTTTTTAAACTCAATAGGACTTGTTACTGCATCAAGTTTTGTAATTATATCGTTAGCAATGTTTTCTCTTTTACTCATAATCCTACTGCACTAAAATAAAATTTTGCAAATTCGTTTTTTAATTGTTCTTCTTCTCTATTACCTATAGCAAAAAAAGGTCTAACTGTTTTTCTTTTTCCTACTCCAAAGAAATCATGTTGAGCAGCAATCTTTTCTCTTTCTTTATTTGAAAAGAATAATGTGTTTGTAGTTCCTCTTTGTCTAAAATCTAAACTTCTAAACATTTTCCCTGTATCAGTTAAATCAACAAATCCTGTTTGTCGTCCTCTATCTTCTCTAGTTTTCTTAGTTGATTTTGCATAAGGCAACATTTTACCACCATCAGGTAAATTACCAGATTGAGTTCTTTTAGTAATCATTAATACTGCCATGTTTGAAACTCTATTTAAACTTTTTTGAGTAGCAGATAATTGTTTTCTAGTTATGCCTTTTAAAAAATTTCTTACTTGTAATGTGTTGGCTTTTATTTTTAGTTCCATTACCTTACCAATCGTAAGCTATGTAATGGTTCCTTTTCACTATCAGATACCGTACCCCCACCATCTTCGTCGTATTCTACCCCGTCCCTAAGTATAGCTTGGAACTCTTCTTCGTATCTGTCCCTATAAAAATCTATTTGAACTTGAAAAGTATCTTTGCCCTCGCCAGTGTCAGGGTCTCTCCATTTAGTAAGTTGAGGATATATGTATTTCCATAATGCTAAATAAACAACAGATAACTCCCACTGTGATGCAGTAAGTTTGCTGTTTTCCATTTCAACAGATGTGACTTTTGTAATATCTTTGTATCTAACTTGGTGTCTATATCTTTCCCACCATTCTTCTCTAATACGTCTTAATACATCATTCTCAGCAAATTGTATTTGATCAACAAAAGTAGTTATACCAAATCCTAAAATATCTGGTTGAATCTTTTGCAAATGTGTATTCTGCACACTAAAGACTGTTGAAGACATTATTTTTTAGTTTTCTTTTTTACAACTTTTTTAACAACTTTTTTTGCGACTTTAACAGGTTTATCTGCTTTTGGTTTTGCAGTTTTACCGTCATCTAAAAACCAACCACGCATATTAAATCTTTCAACATTATTTTCGTAGTCAACTTTTTTTCTTTCAATAACATCGCCTTTGTTATTTTTAAGTTTTACTGTTTCTATTGTCATAATTGTTTATACCAAATATGGGGTGGATTGACCACCCCATAATTTTAATTGATTAGTTTGCTAAAGTATCAGCAGTTAGTTTCACTCCATAAGAATCATGAAGTTCGCCAACTCCGAATACAGCAGTTGCTACAATCTCATCTGCTCTTAAACTTGCATCTCTTTGAGATTCAATTTTTAAATCTTGCATCATAGCAAGACCAAGAGCATCTTGTGAGAAAACACCACCGATAGAATCATCTGAACCATCTACTGAAATATTTGATGTTTCAAAGATTTGGATACCAGCTACATTACCTACGAAACCACTTCTCATCGCTTCGTTTGATAACTCAGTATCTCTACCAACAAATGTATTTGTTAAAGACTTTTTAACATTGAAAATTTGTTTAGGGTGGAACACACCGAAGTATGGACCAGGTGCTTTATTAGTTTTAAGTTCTGCCGCACACTCAAATAAATCTTGTACTGTTAATTCAGAACCAGCTCCGGGACCTTTTTCAGTTGAGAACCCTGAGAACAATGCCGCAAGGTCAGAATCAATTTTAGTTGCAATCGCTTCACCGAATAATCTTCCGATATCTGCCGCAACATTTCTTGATGCTGAGTTTCTTGCTAAGTCCGTTAATGTAGTCATAATACCAACTTCTGATGCTGTAATAGTAACAGAAGATGGATTGACTGCTGTGTTTGAAAGATCAGATGCCTCACTCACAGCTGCTGCTGACACGTTTGCGTAAATCGGTACTTCAACTGATTTACCACCACCAGCTATACTGTAATTTCGGACAAGACCTCTCATGATTGATTGTTCGCTAGCAACGAACAATGCTTCAGCTACGATTTCAGTATATAGTTCTGATATCGTGCTACTTGTTGTTTCATTAGCCATTTAATTACTCCTTTAATGGTTATTTGTTAAGAACAATCTTAGTCGGCTGAGAATCTCTCTGCTTCCTATACTCTGCGTATTTTTTCTTATCCGCAGGATTGTTCATGTCTAAATCACTCAAATTAAAAGGTTTATTGAGCTCTGTCCTATCCACATTTGACACTGAGCCACTACCACTTGGGGAGGCAGTAACAAAGTGAGGGTTTTGTGTCAAAAACTCAGAAACTAACTCGTCAGTAGTTAAGAGTTCCCCTTTGTTGTTATATCGTGTTATACCATTTTTATCAAGGATTTCAACATTGCCTGTATCATTCAATCTCATATTATTTTGTAATAGAGATACCACTTGTTCTGGATTGATAGCACGATTCTTTGAAGCTGATTGAAGTAAAGCTCGATTTATTTTTATATCTTTGAGTTCACTTTCAAGACTATTAATTTTTTTTCCATACTCTTCTGATTTTTCTTTAAGTATTTGTTCAAACTCGCCTTTTTTAATTTTTTCTTTTTCTTCTGCTTCTCGGCTTTGTTTGACTGCATTAATTGCAGTATCTAAATCATCAACATCTAATTTTTTATAAATTGATGCTCTTTCTTTTGCTAGTCTTTGTTTAACGATGTTATTTACGTCATCTTCAGAAAAAGTATTATTATTAACTTCTTTTACTTCTTCTGTTTTAGTTTCAGTTGTTTCACGTGAAACATCTGGTTGCGTAGTTTGTTCTACTTGGTTTTCTTCTGCCATTTATTTCTCCCTGTTATATGTTCCATTCTGGGTTAGTCGGAATCCAAGTATGTCGGCATCTGTATCCACCACGAACTATAAACGGATCGCCTGTAGATTTACCAGCCCACGATCTCGAGTTCCAAATATCCCGAACTTCTGTTTCGGTAAAGGTTTTATTTACCATATTTCTACAAAAAGGTCTAGAGTCACGAACAAGAGTGCCTGTATATCTAAAATGATTTAGACCAGCATCTTTTGCCTTTTTGACTGTAAATTGTCCATGAAACTGCATAACCGAATCATGTGCTATTTGTCCAGCATATCTTCTTAAATTGTTTCCTGATCTATCAGCCGCATACTGTGTGTGTAGTTTTCTAATAGCTTCTTCTACTTCTACTTTCATTTTTGCGTTAAACTTGTTTTCGTTAATAAAATCAACAAGATTATTGATTTCGCTGATATTTGACTTTTGATAAACACCATTAATGTGTGCTCTTATGTTAGCAACCATATCATCAAAAGGTCGCCCAGCTATGATGCTTTGATATACTTCGTCATTGATAACTTTTAAGAATCTTTCAGCGATATCTTCAAAACCTTGAAATACTTGTGTTTTCAATGAGTTAATCGTAGCTAAATCAACTTGTGTTAAATTTTTAAATCTATCAGGTATAGGCATTTCGCCAAACGTATCTAATACTTCTTTGGCAATTTTATTATATTCTTCGTTAATAATTAAATCAGCTTCTTCTAAAAAAGTGTTTTCAATAGTTGCTCGTAGCTGTGGTTGTAGCTGTATAGCTAATCTTGTATCTACATCTAGATCGCCTTTAGTTGCTTGTGTTACTTGCCTAATAATATCATCTTCTAAACGATATAGTGTGTTGATTATTCGTTCTTCGTGTTGATCAGCTAATTGATCTAATATTCGGCTCATTTAATACTATTTCGCCAAGCATATAAACTCCAATACGCAGGACTCAAACTTTTTTGCCCTCTTACCTTTTTCAACACTCCACCCATTCTCGCCATGAAGCTACGTTTTCTTGCTGGTATGTTAGATTTAATTTTCATTCCCGGATCGCCGAATCTTACCTTTTTAACATTTTTAGTTTTTTTATCTCTTACAAATACTGCAAACTTTTTTGATTGTCCTGGAGTACGAAAAGGTTTACCAAGTTTGACTGCTCTACCTTGATACTTTGCCATTACTTTCTTCTTCTTTTACGTTTTGATGCTCTTAAAATAATATCTTTATCAAAGGTTCCTGATCTGCCTCTGCTGATTAATTTGTTAACACGTGCCATTGACCATTGAGCCATACCGATACGTGGTCTAGAACCACTGCTTAAAAAAGCACCTTGCCCTCTACGATACGATGCTTTTAAATCAGCAAAATTAAATAGTTTTGATTTTTTCGCTTTTGCTTTTAAAGTTCTAACAACACTTGCAGATAAAGGTTTTCTAAATTTTCTAGCCATTATATTTTTGTCCTACGTTTTAGTAAACTCATTGGAATCCGTCCACCACTTTTATAAATTGATGACATAGTTTTTAACAAAGAAGCACGAGCAGATCTTTTACTACCTTTTAATCCCTCTAAATATTTTTTTGGAATTTTAGTTTTCTTATCTTTTTTAACTTTCCGTTTCTTCGCCATCAGGTGTTTGTCCTTCAACTTCAGTTGTTGTAAATTGACCTCTAATAGTTCTGGTGCTATCAATCTCATCATTTATAGTTTTGATTAATTCGTTATCATCTATTACTGCTTCAGCGATTTGTTTATCAAGTTCTTTGTTAAAAGTTTCCGATCTAATGCCACTTGCTTTAGCCATTTGTAAATATTGTAAATCATTTGCCCAATCTCTTATATCGAACGTATCTGGGTAATCAACTTTACCATCCCAATCTTTATCTTGCCACTTAGCAAACAAAGACCAAATGTGTTCTTCTGCATTTTCTAAATAATCTGCCTTTTCAGATAATCTTGCATTCAATAATTGGAACTCAGTTTGCAAAGCAATACCACTTGCTATTTGTCCTGATGTTGCTCTTACAGAACCCATGTGAGTAATTCTATCAATAGCATCAATTTTATTTTGAATACATTTCATTATACCATCTAAGTTTTGTCCACTTGGTTGTATAATGTAAGGTTTCAATGCAGGTTCAATATCTTCTGGCATTTCTATAACACTACCAGCACCAGCACTTGCTTCTACATTTGGTGTTTTAACTAAACTTGGGTGATTTGCTAATCTGATTAATTGTTCTTTTTCAGAGTAATCATTGTAAATAGATTGTTGCAAGTATGCAACATCTGCTAGATCACTTATGCCAATAGGACGTTTTGCACCTCTTAAATTATAAACATTGACTGCTGGTATCTTACGTAAAGGGTTTTGTATTTCTTCTAATAATCTTGCGTCGCCCTCAGCATATTCTTTTTCGTAATCTTCTATTTCATAAGTTGATATAGTTTCTTCTGTAAAAACTTTTACGATAGCTCTATCTTGATTTATGTCTTCAACGATTGCTAAATAATCTAAATAAAATCTACCACTTGATGCTCTACGGTAATTCCAATTAACAACATTTTCTGGAGTGTAAATTGACATATATGGTCTAATGTCTTGTTCAAGTTCTTCTGCTCTTGTTTTTAAATTTGTTTGTGGCTTATCAATAACTACCCAACAGTTACCATAGATACTTGCATTCATTTGCACTTCTCTCATAACAGTATCAAATGATCTACCATCTAAATCTGCATCAGCTAAAAAAGATTCTAATTGTTGATCGCCGTCTAACGAACCATAATCTCTAGTCGGAGGAACTCGCCATAAAAAACTTGTATAAATTTGCACAACATTTTTACAATGATTGTCAACAGGTGTGTGCCTTATTCTTTGATCGTATTCTTCTGGTGTTTCTAAAATATATCTATGTAAGTAGTATCCGTTTCTATAATCGTTACCACCTAAATAACTACGAATGTAAAATTCCCAATTAGCAATATTGGCATGCCATAAAGGGTGTTTTGTTTTTAATGCCTTACTGTCCATCAACTCCACCTTGTTGGAGGGTTTGGTTTAAAATCCCTACGTAAAGGAAAATTATACTCTATCATGTAACCTAATGCATCGTTAAAGTGATCATAGCCACTATCTTTATCAGGCACATGAGTTCCCTCTTTGTATATTTGTCTTTCTATGCTTTTTATCACATTTTTACAAGAATTTAAAATAAACAAACTATGCTGTCCTTTTGCATTTTTTAATTTTGCATTTACAGAATTTATTCTATCTCTGACTAAAGGTGCAGAGTTTTTACATTTAACTTCAAAACCAGCATTTTTTAAAATTGCTAAATCTGTTAATCCACCAGCAGATGTTTTTCTTTGTCTAGCACTTGGGTCTGGATAAATCACAATATTTTTTTTATACCTTTGTTTTATTTCATCAACCATTTCATTTGTATTTGATGACCATATTTGTATTTCATCTATAACATATATCTTATCTTTTTCTATAACGCAAACAACTGCACACATTGGATCAACATTAAAATCTAATCCGATATGCAATGTTAATATTTTATTTTTAAATCTTTCAATTAAATTTTTATTCCTATCAAAATTATAATAGATCATTCCTGAATAATTTACGAAAGATGCTAAATATTCTTGCTGAAAAGTACGTTCATCTAAATCATCTTTAGCTTGTTCTATTTCTTCTGGGGGAACTTGCATACCTTCTAACGTAGTGTATTTAAAACTTTTCCATTCTTTATCTGATTGTCCTTTAGTAAATAAATCATAAGACCAGTTACCGAAACCACGAGGAGTTCCACAAAATAGTGCATGCCCTTGCGTGTCACTCAAAGTTGGTCTTAATACTTCATACCATGCTACAGGATTAATGTCGCTAAATTCGTCCATCACTAAAAAATCTAAGCCAACACCTCTCAAGCTATTTTCATTATCTGCACCTCTCAATGATATTCTAGAATGATTACGTAAAGTAACTGTTAAATCTGAATTATTTACATCTTCAATCCAATTATGAGCTCTGAGTCTTTGAACAAGTTCAGTCCAACATATTGATTTGGCTTGTCTATAAGTTGGTGCCACATACCATACCTTTTTGTTTGGAAACCTTGCAAATCTAGCAAGTTCATTAATTGCTAAAAAGGTTTTACCAAATCTTCTTCCGCTGATTAATATTCGGAATCTTGATTTATCATTGATTACTTCTGCCTGTGGCTTTGTATATGGCATTTATGTAAGGTCTGGATTCCATGGTAATGGTTCGCTTTCCTCTGATGTTTCTACCTTATCTTTCATGCCGAGATAATTTTTTGAAAGCCATATCAACATGGTAGTATTACCACGCATTGCTTTATCAAACATGGCTCTTCTCAATGACCTTTTGCCCTTATCCCATCCCTTTTTTATAGGGGGGTCAAAATTACGTTTTAAAGTGCTTACTGACACACCACAAAAATTTGCAATCTCTTCTCTTGTACACTGCATAGTGGCTAATTTTTCTATATCTTCCAACGAATATGGGATATTTTTTTTTGGTCGCCCAACTTTTTTTTCTGTATCCATCTAATCCTCTTTCCCCTGAGTAAAGGTATTTTTAGTTAATTTTGACTTTTTACCTTTTTTTTCGCCTTTGGTCAATTAACCTTACTTCTGGATATTTACCTTTTGATTTTGTATTACGTTTGCAATACATGGGAAAAGTTTCTAACAACCATTTAACCGCAGTTTCTTCATATTCAACAGTTCTATAATTTTGTATGCCACCTTTTTCAGAATAATATTTAGTTTTTGGTGCTACATAATTAAATCTAGTTACACCACCATCTGCTATGTAATATCTAATTGATCTTTCAAAATCTTCTTTACCATACTCTGGGTTTGTTGATACGTATGCTTTTTCATCATGATTATTTCGCCACCCATAAAAACAAGCAACAATGTATTTTAAGTTAAAAGTAACATTATTTTTCATAAAATATGGGTTAATTACAGGATTTACTCCCCACATATCTATTTTTTTATCAAGTGATATTGCAAAAGCATTTTCTACAAACTCAGTCAAACTGTTTAATTGTATTGTATTTTTGTCATCAACTTTCATAGCAACTAAATCAATGTCATCATCAATACCCAATATAAGTTCATCTTCCTTATAATAATCTACAATAAAATTACGTTGTGTATTTACATGTTTTGTGTTGCTTACAATAATATTTACAGGATAATTTTTTAAATTTTCTCTATATGCTTGTTCTTCATTAGGATTACTTAAAAATATATCTACCTTTGACATATCAATGTCAGTTTGTTTTAAATAATTAAGGGTTTTTTTTGTAATAGTATCTGCTCTTGATATTGATGGTATTGCCACTCTAAAATTCATTTATTTTTAATCCTTTCAAGTTCTTCCTCGGCACTACCACATTCTGTCATTTTTTCTCTAAAATATGCTACTATTGATATTCTTTCAGCATTGCCGATAGGTTTAATTTCAGTATTTCCATGTAATTCGTGTACGTCAAAAAAGGCAACATCACAGCTTCTTACATCAACACCAATGCCATATTTAGGTATAATTGTATATGCACCCTTATAATCCCCAGCTTGTAAAACTCCTAAATTACCAAATCCCTCCTTTAAATCACCAGCATCATAATGACAAGCAGTGCGAAAGTTTTTGTTTACTGTAATAGTAGTAAAAGGTGTTTGTGGTATTTTAAAATCTACATGAGTATTATCCCATGCTTTTTTTTGTGCTTCATATCTTTCTGGTATGTATCTTTTAAATAAATCGCCAATATATTTAACGTAAGGTAGTGTTTTTTTATATTCATCAAAGTATTTGCGTGTAAACTCTGTTGTTCTACAATAAGGTATTCTTGAGTATCTATCAGCATAACCTACTATTGAACTATATACTGCTTTTGCTTTTGGCGAGTTTGATAACGTACCATCTTTTTTAAGAGGATAAAATCTGTTGCCCTGTATTTTACCTACCGTTAATCCGTCAATTTTATCTCCCATTTTGAGTTCTGGTGGTAAAGGACCTGCGGCTTGACCTCTGTTATTTGATAAATATGTTGCTTTTCTAAATGATTTGTATGCTTCAAAAGCAATATTTTGTGGGATTATATTTTTTAAAAATACAAGTAATGTTTCGCCTTTTTCATTTTTGACTATGGTATCGCTATTTATTACAGGATATTTCAAATAAGATTCATCTAAAAAATTACCATGTAATTGCCTTATTTGTTCGTCAGTAAGAACAGGATTAGCTTCTATTGTTCTCATTTTCGATAGCTTTATAAACAGTATCAGTCAAATTATTAGTGTTATATCTTTCTTGTAGGTTTTCTACCATAGCTTTGAATTTAGGCTCAGATTCAGAATTTAAAAATAATTGAATCATTCTTACTTGTGAGGGTATAAAATCTTCAATATTTGTTTCATTATTTTCCATTCCTGATTGTTCTGGACTTACAAATAACGGATCATCTTGATTAAATATTCTGTTAAGTTCGTTTTGTTCAAATCCTAAACTATCCAAATCAAACTCTGATTTTTGCAAATCTAATAATTCAAGATTCAATAATTCGTTATCCCACTGTGACTCTTCTGCAACACGATTATCTGCAATACGATATGCTTTGACTTGGTTATCAGATAAATTATTTGCTATGATTACCGGGACTTCTTTCATGCCAAGTTTCATTGCGGCTTGATATCTTGTATGTCCTACAATAATAACATGATCTTTATCAACTACGATTGGTTGTTGAAATCCAAACTCTTTAATTGAACTTGCAACTTTATCAACATGTTGATTTTTTCTAGGATTTCTTGAGTAGGGTACAATCTTATTTATTTCAATATTTTGCATAATTACCTATATTCGTTGACCATTCCTAAATCTTCAATGGCTTGTTGTTTTGTTATTTTACCTTTCTTAATACCGAGATCAATAACATCTTTATTTTTCAATGCCCAGTCTTTAATAAATCTTGTGACTTTTTTATCACGGATTGCATCAGTAAACATTTGTAACCTAGTTTCCTCTTGATTTACAACACCAAAACTTTGGTATTTATCTGGGATATCTTCCTCCCATCTTTTATCTTTTAACCATTTACTAAAATGTGGAATAAATTTTTTTTCTTCTGTACTAGAGCATAATTTATTATATCCCATAACAATAGTATCATCATCAATAGTTTTTTTTGCTATTTTATATTGCTCGTATGCTCTGAACTTACTGCCTCTTTTGTTATATAATCTTCCCCATACATTATCGAACTCCTTTGTATATATGGTTTGAGTAGAGGTAGGGGTAGGGGTAGAGGTAGGGGGGTTATCGCTGGGTTTTTTTGGACGACCACCTAATTTACCATTGGCTTTTGAACTATCAATTTTTTTAGTGATATACAAATATTCTTGAAGTTGTCTTTCGTTTTGCCAATGAGATTTATTTATTAATCTAAAATTTTCTCCTAAAACTTTTGCACAAGTTTTTTGCTCTTGTTCAGTAAATGCCATAGCAACTCTGTAAATTAATTCTTTATCATCTGGTATGCCTTTGCACCTTTTATTCCAATTCCAACATAATAATCTTATATAAATTCCTAATGCCTCGTTGGTCATGTGCTGAGTACCAGCTATAAAATCTTCGGTAAATAAATACCATGCTTTGAGTTTTTCTTTAGGTTTCGAGCTCTCGTCTATAAACATCTTTGCCTCCATTTTTTATTTGTTTATAAAATTTGACTGTGTATTCATCAACTTTTAAATCAAAATCATCTTCTGAGAAATCATTATTAGTTAAAAATTCATCAGTAACTTTTGTTATTGCTTTGTTTTGTGCCTTAACCCAACAACCAATAAATTGGTCAGCTTCCTTTGGGTCTTTTGGAACTACAAATGTATGATTGTGGACTTTGACGACGTGGGACATATTTATCTATGATACTCGCTAAATCCTCCAAACAACTTTTAATATTACCTTTTATAATAAAATGCGGAGTATTTAAAGCACTTGATTGGACTTTCCATAATTTTTGAGCATTTGATAATTGTCCTTTTTCGTTTTTCAGTTCGACATACAGGAGTTTGCCATTAGGATATTCAATGACTAAATCAGGTGCACCAGCACGAAAACCCATTTTTTTGAGCTTAAACCTATAATTAACAGATCGTTTGCCCTCGTTGGCTATATGATAATGCCGAAATATATAAATATCTGCTAATTCATTGAGCAAATAATTACAGGCAATCTGTATATCAGCTTCTTTTGTCATAGGGGGAATCTAACCTAAAATTCCCCCTAGATGTAGTGTAAACTATGGAGGCATACACTACGGAAGCTAATTATTCCCTAAGAAGAAGAATAATACTCATATTTTATGACGATTTTTAGCAATAATCAAGGTTTTTAAGAGTTTTTTTTATGAAGATTTTTTGACGATTATGCTTTTAAAAACCCAAAAAAAGAAGTAGGTTTTAAAAATAATAATAATAATAATATGGAGGCAAAAATGACACATAACCTACAAACTCAAACCTTTAATTTTGATGGTAAAACTTTCAAAAAAGGTGTTGATTCATACAACTATTCTGATGCTATGTTTATTGTTGAGCGATCAGAAAAAACATTAATCTCTTACGTTGATGATGATAAAAAAATTATTCATCATGGCGAGATATCAAACCCAGCTGAGTACCTTGAAGATAATAACAGGATACTTGTAAGCAAACGTGGTAATGCTTTAGGTTGTATTATTTACTTAGGTAATAATCAGGACTTGGTAGAAGACATGGCTTTTGATGATATTACAACATGGGCAAAAAAATGATTAATAGATTATTTAAAAAAACCCAAAAGATATCTTCAATCGAGAATGGTAAAGTTAATTATTATTTTAAATTAACTTTTTTAAATAACGATACTGCTGTTTTTGATAACAGTGGTAACGAAGTAATGAGTAGTAAAGTAATCAATAATAATAAGGAGGCTAACAATGTTATTACTTACCCAAGCACAAAAAAATAAATTAATAGAAAACCATAAAGCACAAGATGGTACAAAAGAGTTTAAAGCAGAAGTAAAACTTTTTAATCCAACAGGTGCTGGAACATGGTATTTATCTGAACTTGATCCTGAAACAAATATTGCTTACGGATTATGCCATATTCACGATTTTGATTTTGGTTCTGTAAGTCTTAATGAATTATCAGAGTTCAAAGGTCAGTTCGGTTTAGGTATTGAAAGAGATAAATATTTTACACCTAAAAGTTTTGAGGAATGTAAAAATGCCCAAAAATAAAAAAAATAAATTATTTCCCTATGGCTATGATCATAGGGAAGTAATAGGTTATTCGACAGATGGTAAAAAAACACCTTTGTATCGAATTAAAAGAATTATGCCTAAAGAAAAGACTAGCTTTAACAATTTCTTTAGAGTATCAATAACTTTGCTTCTAATATGTGGTGCTATACTGTTCCTTGCAAGTTGTAGCACCGCACCAATCGTAGATAGTAGAGGCAAAAGCTCGGCAAATATTGAGGGGAATGCCGAGCGATATCATGACGATTATTATACATGCGTTGATTTAGTGAAAGACAACACCAATATGGTAGTGGATAAATCTAAATTAGTTTATAATACATTTCGTTGGCGAGTATTATGGCTTTCGCCTAAATTAACAACTAGACAAGATTTAATTAATAATTGTTTAGAGGGAAGAGGCTATAATGTTCTTAACAAATAATAATAATATAGGAGGAAAATATGGTAGCAATCGTAGATAAATGCTTCGATAATACTAAAGATGGTGTACCAAACTATGCCATTGATTTAATAGACGGCACTCGATTATATGTAAGAGGATCAGTGCTAAACCCAATGCCAAAAAAAGGTGATGCAATTGATTATACTGAAGTAAACACTAAAACTTCAGCAAATGGTAATCAATATACTAATGTGAAAGATGTTTCTATATCAGCACCACCAAACTTTGATGATGATATAAACCAAGTACAAACATCAACATCTACAAGCACAGTTACAAATGGTACTATGAAAATCACTGATGTACAAACTCGTCAGAGAATGGACATATTTGTAACAGGAGTTGTTGGTCGTTCAATGGGTAGTGGTCATTTTAGTGTTGATCACATTGAGGACTTAACTAAAAATGCAGTAAAGGCATTTGATGAGTTCCTCAAAAATAAGTAAAAACTATAAGAAAATCTTTAGTGACTATTGGGGATATCGAGGTCAAGATGTCCCCATGTGTTGGGGTTGCAATATGCAAATAGCAGTTGATATCCACCACCTTGTTCCTCGTGGTTTTGGAGGAAGTAAAAAAAATTTAAGAAACACTATAGATAATCTTATACCACTCTGTCGTCCATGCCACATGATAGCCGAGAGAGATAAGTTTTTTAACGAAGAATTAAAAATTAAATTAAGAGATAAAATAGCAGAAAAGGAGTTTGAAGAAAATGGCGACTGATATTTATTCATTAGATTTTGAGCCAAATAAAATTGCACACCAACAAGAAGAATTAGGTATGGTTTTTGCTGACGAAGATACGGCAGTTCAATTAATGAAAGAAGAAAAAAATATGATCGTTGCAGAATTAACGGTATATTATTCTCAGAATACGAGTTATAAAAATACTTCTGAATTAAATGCACATATTTATTCAGATAAAAGATTTAAGGAGTTTGTTGAAAGATATCGCAAAACCTTAAAAGGTAGGAATCGTTCTAAAATTAGACATGAAACCTACAAAACTTTTGTTGAAAACTTAAGAACTAAAGTCGTCAATGAAAGAGAGTTAGCTAAAAAAAACTTATAGAAAGGAGTTATATATGGCTAGTCAAAACACAAGAATACTAGATTATTTAAAATCTGGTAAAAAATTAACACCAATAG